GAGCGCGCTCACGCACGCGCACGCTTGCCATTGCCCCGCGCTCGCGCAAACCAGTGCCTTCAGATACCAGTGCGCTCGCGCACGAGACCAGTGATACCAGTGGCCGCGAGGCCAAAAAAAGGCCACGCCTTGCGGCGTGGCCTTAGCGTCAGATCATCTGACGGTCACTTTTTCTTCGTGGCGAGGGCCTCTGTCCAGATAGCCCTCATTTTTTCCAGCGCGATCGACAGATCACCTGCCGAAAGTTCCGGGGTTTTCTGATTCCGCGAGGCGGACGTAGTGGCGAAGTCATTGAACGTGGCAAGCAAGTCTTTTGAGCCGCCCGCGCCGCTGCCCTTGTTTAGCTTGCCCTTGTTCGCCTCGATGGTGTCCGCTGCGATAGTGTAGACCGCCTCAGCCATTCGATACTGCCGCTTCCGCAGATCAACTAAGGCCTGCCGCGCAGCGGTCTGCGCCAGCACTCGATAACCCTTTAGAGGGCCCTCTGGCAATGCCTGCCACTCTGCGGTTTCCATCGTAAAGGACCGGATTCCGGCGTCCCCATACTTCCGCGCGGCGATCACGCCGCGAGCTTGCCGGTACTCTGCCACCTGCCCGGATGCGGCCTTGTGAGACCCTTGCGCTTCTTTCCACGCGTCCAGCGTGGCGAATTCCGCGAGGTCGGGCATCCGGAACAAAAGGCCGACAGCGGCCAGATACCGCACCACGTCCTGCGCGGACATTTCTGCCGCGTGGTCCGCTGCTGCCGCTGCGGTGATCGAAGAAAAGAGGCCCATTGCAGTTACTTGCTTGCTCATTCAACTATGCTCCACTTGAGTTTAACCGTCAGACTATCTGACGGTGACCGGCGGCAAACACGCCGCCGATGAGTGAACTATGAGCCCCGTCGCCGCATACGTCAACCGTTCCTTGGCTAACCCCACCCACCCCCCACCCCCCGATGTCAGCGTCGGAGTCCCGCCCGCGCCGCTACGCTTTAATCCACACAAATCACCCCGTATTTTTGGAACACCCCCCCTTTACTGTTTTGGAGTCCCTGATTTATTTTTAGTATCACAAAATTTTCTGTATACTTCAGTTATGGATATGCTCCTTCCCGATATCGAAGACGACATTCCGCTGCCCAAAAAGGCATCAGAAGCCTTTCCTGATCTGCTACCCAACGAAGAATTGGAAATGCGGGTACGGACAATCAAGCTGTTGTCCGATCTGACGGGCGAACCGGTCGTGCCAACGGCCCAACATAGAATAGAAGCACAAGATTTGGCGCAGCAGATGATGCAGAACCCCAAGTTGCGTCCCGACTACAACCGCTACCCCAACGAGACAATGGCGTATCTGGCGGGAATGGTGGCTCAGACCAAATGTATGTTGGTCGATGAGCTATCTGAACTGAAGATGTACGTCATTAATAAGCTGGTGCATGAGATCGAACACGCCCAGATGCCCAAAGACCGCATTGCAGCCCTGACAAAGCTCGGGGAGATCGATGGCGTGGACGCATTCAAGCGGCGAAGTGAGATCACCGTGCAGATAAAGCCGATTGAAGAGGTCGAAAAGGAGCTTCTGTCGGTATTGGAGAACATCGAATACGCCGTAGAACCCGAAATTGACCCCACTCCCGCACAAATCACCTTCAATGACTGACCAAATAGCCCCAAAACTGTCACTTTCTGACATACAAAGGCTGAAAATCGCCCTGCCCAACCTCCCGGACAAGGAAAAACGCCGTGTAGCGGAGCTTTTGAAGCAGTATCAGGCGCAGATCACGCAGATTAAGGGCCGGGACTCCTTTTTGGACTTCATTGGACACGTTTACCCCGGATATATGGTGGGGCCCCACCACCGGAAACTTGCCCGTATCTTTGAGGAGATCGCGGCAGGCAAGAAGAAGCGGGTGATCGTCAATATCGCCCCCCGACATGGCAAGTCGGAGATGATTTCCTACCTTGCCCCGGCATGGTTTCTGGGGAAGTACCCCCAGAAGAAGATTATCATGGCCTCGCACACTGCCGATCTGGCGGTTAACTTCGGTAGGCGAGTAAGAAACCTTGTTGGAAGTGACCTTTATCACGACATATTTCCTCAAGTCGAGCTTCAAGCGGATAGCAAGAGTGCTAGTCGTTGGGGTACAAACTTCAATGGAGAGTATTTTGCTATTGGTGTTGGCGGCGCTCTTGCCGGTCGTGGTGCTGACCTATTTATTATTGATGACCCTCACTCAGAGCAGGAAGCCAAGCAGGGACGATCAGATGTCTTCGTGCCCGCATGGGAGTGGTTCCAGTCAGGCCCCATCCAGCGACTGATGCCGGGCGGTGCCATCATCGTGGTGATGACACGGTGGAGCAAGCTGGACCTGACGGGTCAGATCATCGACCACATGACGCGGAACGATGACGCCGATGAGTGGGAGGTGGTGGAGTTCCCCGCCATCCTGAATGAGAAGCCACTCTGGCCTGACTTCTGGCCGATGGAGGAGTTGCTGGCGAAAAAGGCGGGCATGGACCCCCGGTACTGGCAAGCCCAGTATATGCAGGAGCCGACATCAGAAGAGGGGGCATTAATAAAGAAGGAGTGGTGGAACATCTGGGAAGCGGAAAGCCCGCCCAGATGCGAGTTCACCATTATGTCCTTGGACGCGGCCCAAGAAACGAACAATCGTGCGGACTATAACGCCCTTACTACGTGGGGTGTTTTCTTTAATGAGGAGACGAATAGCCACAATATCATCCTCCTGAATGCCATTAAGCAACGGCTGGAGTTTCCAGAGTTGAAAGAATTAGTATTGGAGGAGTATAAGGAGTGGGAACCGGATGCCTTTATCGTGGAGAAGAAATCCAACGGTGCTGCGCTGTATCAGGAGATGCGGCGTATGGGTGTGCCGGTAGGCGAGTTTACCCCCGGTAAAGGTCAGGATAAGATCAGTCGTGTTAATGCCGTGTCTGCTCTGTTTTCTGGCGGAATTGTATGGGCACCTGACCGGCGCTGGGCGAGAGAAGTAATTGAGGAGTGCAACGATTTTCCGGCTGGGCGCAACGATGACTTGGTGGACTCCACCACACTCGCACTTCTGCGGTTCCGTCAGGGGGGCTTCGTCAAGCTGCCCTCAGATGAGCCAGAACCCATGCAGTGGTTCAAGTCCAAGCGCGCTCGCGCACGTAGCTACTATTAAGAGGAATCAGAAATATCATGGCCGTTGATAAAGGTCTGTACGCTGCGCCTGTTGGGCTTTCCTCCTTGGAGGAAGAGCCGATAGAGATTGAGATCGTAGCCGAAGGGGAGGGGGACTTCCCGGAGGATATAGAGGGGGAAGAGTCCGCGTTCGACGCTAACCTCGCAGAGGAGATGAGCGAAGGGGAGTTGATGTCCCTCGCGAGCGATTTGCTGGGGGAGTTGGACGGGGATTTGTCCAGCCGTAAAGAATGGTTGGATACGTATATAAAAGGCTTGAAGCTGCTAGGACTCAAGTATGAGGAGCGCAGCGAGCCTTGGGCAGGCGCGTGTGGGGTGTTCCATCCCCTGCTGATGGAGTCGGCGGTCAAGTTCCAGTCCGAGACCATCATGGAGACCTTCCCGGCGGGTGGGCCTGTGCGGGCCAAGATCATCGGCAAGGAGACCCCCGACAAGCTAGCCGCTGCCCAGCGGGTAGAAGAGGACATGAACTATCAGATCACGGAGGTGATGCAGGAGTATCGCCCCGAGCATGAGCGTCTGTTGTACTCGCTGGGTCTCGCGGGCGCGGCGTTCAAGAAGGTGTATTTTGATCCGGGCTTGAACCGACAAATCTCGATCTTTATTCCCGCCGAAGACATCATCATGCCGTACGGTGCCTCAAGTGCACAGACGGCTGAGCGCCTCACACATGTGATGCGCAAGACCAAGAACGAGATTTTGAAGTTGCAAAAGGCGGGGTTTTACTTGGATGTGGAGTTGCCTGACCCCAGCAAAGAATCGACCAACATCCAAAAAGCTAAGGACAAGGAAACGGGCTTTACGGATTTGAGCGATGACCGGTACACGCTGTACGAGTGCCACGTAGATTTGGACTTGGACGGCTACGAAGACAAGTCTGATGACGATGAAGACGGCGAAGGTACTGAGACGGGGATTGCCCTGCCGTACGTAGTCACCATGATTAAGGGCGACAACACGGTGCTGTCCATCCGGCGCAACTGGTTGGAGGATGACAAGCTCAAACTAAAGCGCCAGCACTTTGTGCACTACCAGTACATCCCCGGCTTTGGGGCTTACGGCTTTGGC